TGATCCACCAGCGAGTAACACGGATAGACCACTGAACCGCCCCAGGCATCACCCACAGCATAATCAGCAGGCTTGCTACTGTCCCATCGAGACAACACACGTTCGATATGCTGAGGCGGTACGCTGTAGCACACGCCGTGTATAAGGCGCGGCAACGTGATGAAGTCAGACCGTGTCTTGTCAGCAACAATGAGACGTTCGGCTACCTGCATCTGATACTGAGGTGGTCGGCCAGTGCCCAGGTAAAAACTCACCAGCGCTTCCGGGAAGCGGTTAAGCCAGCTCGTGACTGAAGTGAAGAACAAGTCCACTGGCATCGCATCATCTTCAACAACAACTACCCGGCAAGGTTGCTCAGCAGCCCATTCAAGCGCGCGTCGGTGATTCCAGTTCGCGCCGTGGTTACCGTCATCAATCAGTAGATGAGCATCCAGCAGCGCAGCAAGACGTTGTGCACGTTCTAAGCGGCTGTGATGGCCGACCACCACAAATTTAATCTCTTCAGCCACCAACGAATCCTCAAAAAGAAACCGCTCAAAAGCGGTAACTGTATTTATATCAGGCTATAGAACGGATTATTTTCAGGTTAGACTTTGATAAGTCTTTATGGAGATAACAAATGGATAAGACCAAAAAATATGATCGGGCTTTACAACTTGAAATATTAAATGCATTGATTGACAGTGCACCCAACGCCTTGAATGACGAAAAAGAACAGGAACTTATTCGTAAATTTGATGACTATGACCACTTTGTTGCATGCATGCTTTACTTGGAAATGCATGGTTTGGTGGGCTCCCCTTTTATTAAGAGCCAGTCATTAGGTGAGGGAAATCGATACCACTTCAATCAACATTCCTGTTTTATTACAGAAAAAGGAATTGACTTCCTGCTTGATGACGGCGGATTGAGCGCAATTCTCAAAGTGCAAACAGTTCGGTTACATAACGATACTATCGTGGCCCTTGAGGACATAATCCGCGTTGCAAATATGCCTGAAGATCAGAAGAAGGGACTGATTTCAAAACTTCGAGAGCTTCCGGCAGACGCCATAAAACATTTGACCCTACAGCTACTGACTCAGGGGGTTCTGAATCTGCCGAACGCACTTCGACTAATTCAAACAACCCTCCAGCATCACTGAATTCATCAGAGGGGCGAATTAACTCAAATTTGCCCCATCCAAGCCTAATGCTTAGCCTAATCCAGAAACTCTGTCGGGTGTCAGCGTGGAGGTAGAAGCTATTCTTGTGCATTACAGCTGTAAAAATTTTCATAGAAACTTTTAACCCCTATTTATGTTTCCACCAGGCATTATCTTTTCCGATCCCATCAGTTTTAAAAACGGTGTGCACCTGAGGTCCGGTAATCACCTTTCCTGCGAATGAATGAGCGACAATACCGAACGCCATCATGTCGCCTACCGCGGCGCCAGCCTGTTCTTTCTTCCAGAAACGATAGCTCTCGATCCGGTAGTAAAGACGGATTATGCCGTGAGCGAACGCCATCACATCAGCGCGGGTACCACCCAGCAGCCCAGCGTTAAGCATCACATCGTTGCGGTGCGCTTCGATAAACTCCTGATAGATGCGCTCCGGATGATTCTGCTTTGCCCAAGTATCGGCGTAGGTCTTCGGTTCGGAACCGACGTAAACATTACCGGGCTGCATTTCTTCCCATGGCGCGCGAAGCATTTCGACATCGGTACCATCGGTACACCAGACGAACCGGTATTCAGGGTGTTCTCGCAGGTGCTGCCAGATGTGCAACCAACGACGAAAGTAGACATTCATCTTCACGTCAGGAACGCGACATAGCTCAACATCTGCCGGGGCCGTCAGTAATTCATCCACCAGCGCTATACGCCCACACTGGCGAAGCGAGGCCGCCCATTTGCTCAGCAGGTCAGGCGAGGCCGTCATTTTCGTACCGCGCTGCGGGTCAGGCTGACTGGTAAGCAGCGTTGTGATAACCACGTCGCGCTGCTGGCGGTATTCAACGTAACCAGTAACCCCGGCATCACGCCGTTCGTTGTGGATCTTCACGTTACGTTCCACCAGCGCCTGTCGGTCGGGACGCGGTACCGAACGCTCTACGGCTTCATGCTCATCGAGAGAATGGATCAGTTTTTCTGAACCGACCACATCACCGTAAGCCCATGTCGTCAGGCCAGCATTATGGATGCGCAGGGCGAGGTCGCTGTGTTCGTACATGCCGCGACCGTAAATCGGATCGAAACCGCCAACCTTCTCGATAGCGCTACGGTGGTAATACAGCATCACGCCGCGCTGCCCGGTGTAAGCCACATGCTGATCGTCACGGTAAAGCTCAGAAAGGTCATTCAGCTTGTTCGTGCCAGAAAGATCTAGAAACTGGTAAGCCAGGTGCGGTTCGGGTAGGTGCCAGTTATCAGCGATGGCATACGCATCGTCATCCCACAAAAATAAATGCTCGCATCCTGAGTCCATAAGGCATTCAAGGCTGGAATTTTTCGATGCGACAATTCCTCGTGAATTATCGTGTCGGATTAAATTGCACCACTCTGGCACTTTTGCAGGAGGGTTGGACCCGTCATCAATGACGAATACCACTGCGCCGGGAGGTAAATGTTTTCGATGTTGCTCAAGGGAATTGGCGAGTACCTGCGGCCTGTTATGCGTAGTTATCGCGATCCCGATTTTATTATGAGAAACGCTATCGGCGCGGACATAAGGAACCCCATCAATAATGATGTCCATTATTTCCTCTCAAATTCGTATCGTGCTTTTTCAACCGCAGCCGTTGCTTCCGATAATGTCTCAAATTCCTTTCGAAAAATGACATCGCCGTTTCGCGTAAGTGTTGCCCTGTACTTTCCGCTTTCCCTGACAGATACGCCCATCACCCCAGTGGAGCTAACCGGCTTTATTCGGTTCCAGACGTTTACTGTGTGCGTTACTACCCTCAGGTGTTTTGGATTAACACACTTTCGGTTATGGCAGAGGTGATCAAGTTCAAAGCCATCAGGAACATTCTTGACCAATAGCTCATAACTGGCTTTGTGGGCCAGGGTCATCATCCCTTTGTGTTTAAACATTCCATATCCGTCTGGATTTATGTATGCAAGCCAGTTCCAGCACCCGGTTGAATCATCAACCATATACTTGCTGCTCAATCTATCGAGCGGTGATTTTGCTTCGAGGGAGCCGGTTTTATAGAGTCGCAGATAATGCATCTGGCATATGCCTTTGCAATGCGCTGGCCGTTCACATGAATTAACGGAACAGGTTTTTCCTGCATTTCTAACAAGTCTGTTCATCGGAGTTACCTTTTAGTGATGAACCTTGTCGCACAGGAGATCCAGCCCTCAGAAGGCTCCGACGCCAGCCGGTTCCTCAAGGGTCATCCTGAAAGGTTCTGAGTAGTTTTGCGCGTGCGATGCGCATTAAAAAGCCCCGCGAGTGCGAGGCTTTGAATGTTGGACTTAAAATGGTTTAGAGGGTTTCGAGATAAAAAACTACATTGCTAGTGCTCTTGTATTGACGATCCTGGGGTAAAGGCATATTAGGGTCATATACAACCCACTGGGATTCTGACTTACCATCTACACCATTTGTGTTTTTGCATGAGCGCAACTTGTAATGAATGATACGTTCTACATCAGCGTGTTCGCCAACTGCATAAACTTCATATTTATTGTCTCCGTGACAAAGAATAGTTTTGACTAATTTTATAAATGCCATGCTTCTTTCCTTTGAATAGACGGGTATAACGTATACCCACAAGGAAAGAATGCCATAACGAGAGTCATATTTGTAGTTATCCCTTCGCGGAGGGGCCACGCTCATGCCCTTGATTTGCTGCCGCTTCATCGCCGCATATAACCGGTGCGCCTTTGGGGTTCGTGCTGCTTTACCGGAGCATGTCCCCTTATTTACCCTCACAACGTTCTGCTATACCTGCTCGCCATTACGCGACTCGGGGCAGCATCACGACTGCTGCACTGCCTTTCGGCGGCGGTCAACCCGCTTATTGCTTCAAGACCTTTAGCCCATCCACAAGTGAAAAAAACCTGAGGAAATTCTTAATATCCCACGCTTACGCTTGTTGTTTTCTGCCTGGCTGCCAGGCTACACATGACTCTGATGCGGAGAATGCCAACTCCGGGGACATCAATAAAAAGAGCAACGAAACTGAGACTCCTGTAGCCCTCCCTATGAGGGCTTTTTTTTGCAAAAAAAAGCCAGCTCGGACAGAACTGGCTGGGTCTAGCAGTAAGTAGGTATTACTTCGCACTCATTTCGACGTGTACCCTATTCCTTTAGTCAAGCATTCAGATGCCGGGTGCCTCCCGGTGGACTTGCATCACTCAGCAAACCCGCAACATTACGTCCAGCAGTGACTGGTTGCCCCTCCGCTCAGGGGGATTCATCTGTATGGCAGAGATATCGAATCACTCGTGCCATTAAAATGTAGCTGACAGACAAAATAAAGTTGTGAGCATTGTTAAAATTCTTCGCTAATCATTCATTCCGTATACCCATCAGGCATTAGAAGAAAGTAGATTTTCGTTCCTTTGAGTTATTTATTTAATACACCTTTTTACTTTTGAGAAATGGATTACATTTACATTCTCTTGTAATAATGACCCCTTTGGTCTCCCTTCCGAATTGCAGGATTTCATTTCGGAAGGGACTTTTTTCCTTTCCCGCCTTGATAAATACTCATTGTTTTCTAGACTTTTACATAGACTTTGCTATGTCAGGTGAAGTCGTCGTTCAGGACTACCCGTGTGCTCAAGGATGAGCCACCCTGATTTGTTCAAGCTTTTCACTGCTAATTAATCATCTGCGCCCCACGAATTGTCCATTTGTATAACGGAATTCTCAATATTTGCTACGGTTAAAGTCCAGAGGAGAGACTGTGTCCGAACCTCAGGGATGAGGCTCAATTTTTCCCGCAATTTGCTTTCCATGCTTTGTTATGCGCCAGGATGTCACGCTTCGTCTGCTTATCCAGTACATCCCAGTCGTGATGCGTACCGTAAATGGGTTTAACCCAGTCGCAAGCAGTGTCCACCACCTCAACCCTTACGGGTCCAGTTGTCCCGCAGCTCGCGATCAACATCGTCGCCAGGCATATGATTAACAGTCTGATGTACATTGCTGGCCTCTTTCGTTGTTTCTACCCTGCGTTCGGCTGCTGCGACCATTGCCGCTGCGTTATCTTCGGTTCGCTGCTGGTCGGCTTTAGCTTCTGCTTTGCTGGTGCCGCGAAAATGGCCCAGACCAAAAGCGCCGGCGATAGCGGAAATGACCAGTGCGGCCAGCCCGATTATTGTCTCGATACCCACACTCACCTCATACCAGAACTGATTTCGCCAGGTTAAACAACGCACGGCGTTTTTCCAGCCCGTTGCGGCCGCCATTGATTAATAGTGTCACGCGCTCAACGTCGCCGGAATGAAGAAGGCAACCGCGGGAGGCATAGAACCATGCGGCTGAGCGCGCGGCGTATTCATCCTCTTCAAGCAGTTCCGGGTGGGTTACAAGGTCCAGTTTCAACGCCTGGCCACAACTGCGATAGTTACTCAGACCAGTAACCTGTTTCAGCCCGCGACCGCGATATTTCCATCCATCACCGGCAACCTGATTGCCCAGGTGTTCTTTTCCCCACTCACCACCGTATACCAGATTAGCGATCGCTTTCTGGTTTGCCGGTTGCGTTGCCGTTCTGCCAAGTGCAGCGGCTTGCTGTGATGTGATGCGGTGGCTGCCGAACGTCGGCACCAAGTTTTCTGCCGCATAATTAAGATTTTCCACCACACGGGTAAATCTTGAGCTTTCATGCCCCATCTGGGCAATAAACATCGCCTGATCAAGCTGTGTGGTTATGCCGTATTCCTTCATAGCGGCGTCGATATGCGGAAACCAGCGCGCAGCTAACCCGGCGCTGATACCAGCCGCCTTCTGAAATTGAGTTTGATTCATTAGTGCCTCAGATGATCAACCAGGCGTGCAACGTTGCCTTTGACGGCCACCAGCACGGAAAGGAATATGATGTTTGCTGCAATGGTGGCCCATGATGAATGCGGATAAATCCCACACAGGTACGCCAGCGGCACAGCGCTGTACGTGACAGTAATCAGCCAGGCTAAACGCGAAATCCATGGCCGATGCCGAGAATCACCTCGGCGATAAAACATCAGGGTTAACACCACACCAGCGCAGAGCAGCGCGTTGATAGTTGCCGATGGATCATTTAGTACCACCTGAACCTCCCCGGCGCGTTATCAGCGCCACCAGCGAGCCGATGTCCTGCTTGTTCAGGAACGTAAGGATTTGAACGGCCAGCGCAGAGACAATCACGGCACCGATGGCATCCAACGGTTTATCGCTATATTCCGTCCAGGACGCGAGTTTAGAACCAACCAGACCAGAGCCAAGAATGCCGACGATATAGGACACGATGAAGTAGGCCAGCCGGCGCAACATACTCAGGTCAGTTGCTGTCGCGATGTAGAATACGGCGCCTGCAAATGCACCAAAAACAACACCGTAGTCTGTCCCGGTCAATAAACCGTAGACACTGGCTCCGGTCAAAGCTAAACCGGCCAGCCCCGTGCCGGAAAATGGATCGGACATCGCCCCCCCTCATATTGCTGTGAATCCTCTCAGTAAATTTGAGGGGAAATAAAAAAGGCCGCCCTGAGGCAGCCTGTGTTCTTCGAATAATGTTCATAATGGTGGGGATATGGGTCCTTCCAGAACGACCGCTTCACCGTTATGGCAAAGATCGTAGCCACGAGTTAGATGCCAAACGCCTCTGATTATTTTTCCTGTAACCATATCTTCGGTTTTACCGTGCGAAAAGTAGGCGATCTGGACACAGTCATTGTGTCTAATCCAATAATATCCCTCTTTCATAATTCACCTCTTAAATTGTTTCATTAAGAAGTGTATATGGCGATTTGGGACGCAGTGGACGCGAAAGTGTGTTTTTTTGAGAGTGTGATGCCGGGTGCCTCCCGGTGGAAATGTTTACAGCATTCATTTCCGCGCGCTGGTTGGACACTCTGGAGAAATGTCCTGCTGAA